GTTAATCTCGCAAATAAAATATACCGAGTTATTTTGAGCATAAATGGAAGAGAGATAGATACCGAAAGGATGTTAACTGAGGCACACGATATAGCGTCAATAGGAGTTGTGGGTAGAACCGAACTACCAGCGACAGGTGTGATGACAATAAAAGGAAGGCACGCATCAGAGGCAGGGGTGACGGGAACGATAGCACCAGCAATAATGGTTGGGTTGGCTCTTTCTACTAAGAGTGGAGGAACGGGTTATGTTATCCCTTCAGGAGAAATCTACATTGAGGGTGCAACTATATCAACTACTTCAACCTCATTAGTGGATATGCCTGCTGTTAAAGTAGAGGTGACGCTGACACAGGAAGCTCATATATTTGCGGTTATGACTCTGGAAGCAGAAAGTGAAAAGGATAATAGAGACAACTATTTTGCTTTAAATATAAATGGAGTTGATTTTGAGGAGTGTAGCAGAACTTCAGAAAGTAAACTGGATAAAGCGATTGTGACCGTGATAGCCAGAACGACCTCAAAGCTGGCAGCAGGGACTTATACGGTCAAAGGAAGATGGAGAACATCAGGAGGAAACACATTAAGAGCTATAAACGATATATCGCTTGTAGTAATCGGGCTTGAAACAACTACACAGGATTTACCTACTCACATATTAAGAAGTTTAGATTATAAAGTTAGTGATACTAAAAAGATAACGAAAGACCTAAAATATACAATACTAACGACCCCGACAAAGATTACTAAAGGACTGATTTATAAGATAGGAAAGACAATACCGATCACGAAACAACTCATATACAAAGTTTTACCAAACATAGCGATTAATAAATCCCTAAAGTATTGTGTTTTCACAACCCCCTCGGCTCAAACAAAATACTTAAAGTATAATATCTTCTTAGGGATTACTAAGATTACAAAGGATCTAATCTATAAGGTATTGACCTCAACCAAAAAGACAAAGGGGTTGATTTATGATGTGGTTTCCCAGACCAAGATTCAAAAGGATTTAAAGTATGCCATTCCTACGACTCCAGCAGCGAAAACAAAGGATTTAAAATACAACATATTCCTCGGGACTACTAAACTTCAGAAGGGGTTAATCTATAAGATTAAAAAGGCAATAAAGATTAGCAAGGAACTTATCTACAAAGCTCTGCCTTCAATAGCGATAAACAAGACCTTGAAATATGTAGTTAAAACAACTCCGTCTAAGATAGAGAAGGATTTACGCTATGACATTTATCTAGGAAAAGTCAAGCAAACAAAATCATTAGGATATTACATTATTAAGATAACGGATATCACTAAAGGACTGATTTATAAAGTAAGACCGAGCAAATCAAAGACCAAGAGCTTGAAATATACTTTAATATCTACCCCAGCGAAAATAGAAAAGGAACTCGGATATTACATATCACTTGCCTCAAATGTTATTCAGAAAAGTTTAAAATACACAGCTATAACAGATACTAAGATTGAAAAATCATTAGAATATAATTGTATTCCACCATTAAAGATAGAAAAGACCCTTAAATACACAACCATAACCACGCCAGCAAAGAAAACTAAATCTCTGAAATACAACATATTCTTAGGATCAACCAATATCCAAAAGGGATTAGGTTATAAGGTAGTTCCTTCAGTGAAAATAGAAAAAGAACTTATCTATAAAGCTGTTCCCTCTATTAAGGTTCAACTATCTTCAAAATACACAGTGATAGCGACACCTTCAGCAAAGACAAAAGAATTAGGATATAACATATTCTTAGGAAGCATAAAAATTGAAAAGGGGTTAGATTATAGTGTAGTAGTAAACAAAAAGATTCAAAAGAGTTTAAGGTATGCAGCAGTCCCAGCGATATCAATTCAAAAGAGTTTGAAATATACAGTCCCGATTCCTGTAAAGATAACAAGAGATCTAAAGTATTGTGTTGTTATAACACCGACAAAGACCGAAAAGAGTTTACGATATGACATCTTCTTAGGAGAGCAAGGAATCCAAAAAGGGCTTATCTATAAAGCAGTGGTTGAGTATTATATCCCATTGTCTCTTAAATATACCGTAGAAAGTCCAATTAAGGTAGAAAAGGTATTGAAGTATGTAGTAGAAACCACTCCAGCTGGCATTACAAAGACGCTGGGCTATAGTATTTACCTAGGGGCGACCAATATACAGAAATCCCTGCAATATGCAGTCAGGAAGGCAATTAAGCTCACTAAAGGACTAATCTATAAGGCAGTTCCAAGTATAGCGGTTAATAAGAGCTTGAAGTATTGCGTTCCAAGCACGCCAGCAGCAAAACAGAAAGAATTAAAATATACTGTTGTAATTACTCCTGCTAAGAAAACCAAAGAATTAAAATACAATATCTTCTTAGGAGGAACAGCGATTCAAAAAACACTTCACTATAAAGTTATAACAGAGACAAAACTTACTAAGAGTTTGGAGTATCAGGTATTGACTATTCCTTCAGCGATCACTAAGTCGCTGAAATATACAACCATTATAACTCCGTCAGCGATTCAGAAATCATTGACTTATGCAGTAATTACAATCCCAAGTGCCATAACAAAATCACTTCACTACGAAGTTGTAGTTGAAACTGGAATTACGAAAGATCTAAAGTATTGTATTATAAACCAACCGAGTGATATAATAACCAAAGAATTGAATTATAAGGTTAGTGCTGGCTATCCCTACGAACCATTTGACAGCAGTCCATACGAACCAGACATTGACCCTTATGTTCCCTTCGACCCTTATGTTCCCTTCCCAAAGTAATTGACAAGAGTTTTCGTTAAGTGCTAAAATAAGCTAAGGAATTATTATGTTAACACCAAAAGGATATTGCACAATTGCACAGATACAAAACTATCTCCTCCATACAATTAAGGAATACTTTAGACCGCAGGTTGAGGAGTGGATAGCGATGATGGAAAAATATGTAGAACAGGAAACTGGTAGGGTTTTTATTGCTGACGCAGTGGCAAGCGAAAAGAAGTATGACGGAGACGGAAAGACACAATTATTTTTAGACGAATGCGTGGAAGTTTCAAAGTTAACAATAGATAGCACGGAAGTTAGTAGTGATGATTATTTACTTTATCCTGCAAACGAATTACCAATAACCAGAATCAAACTTAAAGATGACTCTGGTTTATTTTTTACAAAAGACGAGCAGAACATCTTAGTAGAGGCGAAGTGGGGCTATTCGGCAACTTGTCCTCCCGACATTAGTTTTGCAACCACAATTTTAGTAGTAGGAATAATTAACTTCTCTGGAGATATGGCAGGAGAGATTAAGAGTGAGAAAATAGGAGATTACTCAGTTGCTTACAAAGAGAAAAAGGACTGGCAGGATTTTGAGAGAGCAAAAAGAATATTGGAAAAGTATAAATTAATTGTTGTATGAAAACCAATAAAGAAGCTACAATAAAAAGGTTAGAAGCAGAAGTTGCAAACCCGAATATAAAATCTTGGGCAGAAGTAGGAACTATAGATGTTATGTTTTTACCTTTAAGCGATGAAAGAAGTCAGATAGCCAGAGCAGAAGGAATTATAGGAAAGGCATATACCATATTCACAGGACTATCAGCAGACATTAAAGAAACAGACAGAGTAGTGATTGACACTTTAGAATATGATGTGAAAGGAATAAAAAAATACGAAGGTAGCCAAGCGGTTGACCATTTAGAAGTTTTAATTGAAGAAAGGAAAAAATAATGAAAGAACCAGTCACAATACAAATTAAAGGGCTGAAAGAATTAAAAGCAGCATTTAAAAAAGCACCTGCGATAGTAAGGAATCAGATTATAAAAGCCATTGCCTTATCAGTAGCTTCGGTTAATAGAAATGTAAAATTAGAAACACCAGTAAAAACAGGACATTTAAGAAGTGGGATTAGAAGCAGAATCAGTCCGTTTAAAGGTATGGTTGAGTCAACAAGGAATTACGGGATCTATGTTCACGAGGGAACTTCGGCTCATATTATAAGACCCGTAAGAAAAAAAGCTCTTTACTGGAAGGGGGCAAGCCACCCAGTAAAATCAGTAAGACACCCTGGCACTAAAGCCAATCCCTTTATGAAACGGGGTGCCGAAAGATCTGAAGGGCAAGTCCGAGCAATCTTTCAAAGAGCAATTAATAATGTAACAAAACAATTAGCAATATGACAGGATTTCACGCATTAAGAACAGCAATAATAGCCAAAATTAATGAAAAAATTGGAGACTCAACGATAGAACATATCGGGGCTGCTTACTGGAGTCCAGCTGACATTGAAAAGATGCCTGCTGCGGTTGTAATGCCAGAAGCATTAGAAACAAGCTATCAGAATACAGCAGGAGGCAGGCATAGGGTATTTATATTCAGGGTTTATGTATTAAAAGGAGTTGAAGGTGAAACAGAAACCAATGTAGAAAAACTTTTAAGCAATGCGATTGATGAACTAATAGAATTATTTGATAAAAAAAATAGCCTCGTAGTCGGGGGGTTATTACACGTCCGTCCAACGCCTTCAATATGGGACTGGATTGATTATGGAGGAGGCGAGGCACGGATAGCGACAATGACATTATCTTGCGATGTTATTGTAGAAACAACTTAAAGAGCTAAGGATAAATTATGCCAGAACCAATAAGAAAAGAAGTTAAGGTGGAATTGACTCAGAATCCACCTAAAAAAGAGTCACAAAAAAAAGTAAAGAAGAAAGTGCCATCAAAAAGTTGGAACTTTCCTTTAGAACAAAGGTCGGTCAAGGCAAGGACACTTGCCGAAGCAAGGAAAATAATTAACGCTAAGGGATAACTATGCCATATCTAAGAGGTGAAGACATAAATATCGGAGTCGGAATGGAAGATCCAGCTGCAAGAGGAACTATTGTAGCTCCTCAGGCGTGGATTCCAGGGAGGACACCGACAGACATAAAACCTGAGATAGTAAAAGTTGAAATGAAAGAAACAAGAGCAAGTGGAGTTGATACGCAAGGATCAGAGATAGTCCAAAAAGGCGTAACGGGAGGTTTGGAGTTCAATGTAAGATGTAATTCAATTGGCTACTTGTTAAAAAGTTGGCTCGGAGAATGCACAACTGGAACAGTGTTAGGAGGTGGAGTTTGTTGGCCTCATACATTTGAAGTTTTACCACAGAACCCAGAACACCCTTCATTGAGTTTAGGGTTATCGCAACCGAACTCACAGGACTACGAATACGGGCTGGCTATTGTAAAAACTTTAGAGATAAGAACTCCTGTTGATGATTTAGTAAACGCAACAGTGGGATTTATAGCTGCTAAAGAAGAACCAAAAGCTGGTGCTGCGTTTAATCCTTCATTTGAGTCAAACGATTATATTTTCAGACACCAAGATGTAACGATTAAAATGGTAGATGCTGCTGCCAGTTGGGCTGACACTAAGACAGCTCTTGACGGGGCTGCTGCTTTAAGCTTGAAGGAGTTTAGTATTTCAGGAGATAATGGTGCAAGATTTAATCAGAATATCGGAGAGTTAGTTCCAGGGAATGTTTTAGCTCTATTACAGAGTTTAAAGATTACCTTAAAAGCTGACTTCATTGATAACTTAGACCAGACAATCGGAGGGATTGGTGCAACAACTCCTTATTCCGTGGGAACGACTATTGTTGAAACCGCTACCCACAAACAGACCTTTACTCCGACCAAGAAATACCAAACAAAGGTAGTATTTAAGGTTTTAGATAAAGGAACTGGTGATTGGACTATTGTGGTTCACGATAACGCTGATAATTTGGTAGCTTCAGAAACCATTAAGAACGCAGATATTGCCGTAGGATATAACACTGCTATATTACCTTGGACTTGGGCTGCTGGAGATTATCATATCCACATTATTTCAAGCGTAGCAGACGGAACTGTTGATACTGATGTTGATAACGATTTGGAAGGGGCAGTAATGAGTTTCTACTACAAGAGTGAGAGAGAACTCTACACAGGAGGAAACTATAAGGCAATGAGAATAGAAATGAAAAGAGACGACATCAAGATCGCAACCGATGAGACCCAAAGACCTACACTAACAATCAACTTGCCTAAGGTAAGTTTTGAAGGTTGGACTCCCGACAGACCGCTTGACGATATTGTGACGGAAGGAGTAGATATCAAGGTTCATTATGACGAGGGTGATCCAGCAAAGGCGATTGAGATTATTCTTATCAACGAAGAAGAAGATTATCTTAAAGCATAATAACTAAAAATATGCCACAACTACAAGACACAAGAAAAGTCCTAAAACTTTCTATTAAGTCAATAGAAGGTAGTGAAGTTGTCTTAAAGGATGGAGTTTTAGCTGGAGATACGGATTTCATATTTGGAAGTTCTTCCACTACCGACATTGAAAGGGCTTTAAGAGCTTTAAGCAAAATGTTAGTTAGCTGGAATCTTACAGATGAAGACGGAAAACCAATCCCAACTACATTGGAGAATATCAAGAAACTCAATCTAAAAGACATTGAGGAGTTGATGAGCCACACTTCATTTGGAGAGGAAGGAGAGGTTTTAGGTAAAAAAAAAGACCTTCCGAACAACTAAAAGCAAATGTTTGTGTAAGAATGGGGTGGACAGAGCAGGAGTTTAACACTCAAAGGTTAAGCTTCGTTTGCGATGTCATTTCAGCATTAGAGAAACTATATGGCGACAGCAAACCTTCAAATAGTAATAACAGCATTAGATAAAGCATCAGGGACTCTTAATAAGGTAGGAAGCAATCTTGCAAAGACAGGCGACAAAATGGGGGCAGTAGGAAAGAAGATGACGATGGGATTGACTTTACCGATTATAGGAATTGGAGTAGCCGCAACAAAAATGGGGCTGGATTTCGGTAAAGGAATTGAGTATGCAAATACGATGCTTAAACTTTCTGGCGAGGAATTAGATAAGTTCAAGTCAGGGGTTTTAGATTTAAGCGACAAATACGGAAAGTCAGCAGACGATATAGCAAGGGCTGCCTACTCGGTCAGCTCTGTTTTGCATACCACTGGAGAAGAAACCATAACTATTCTTGACGCAATATCAGCTGGTGCTAAAGCAGGAAAGATTACAACAGAGGAGGCAGGAAACGCAGTGATTAGAATGATGAGTATTTATGATATTGAAGCAAAGGACACAATGAAATTAGTGGATACTCTTTCGGCAACTGTAAAGGCAGGAAATGCAAACTGGCAGGATATGGCACAAATCCTGCCTAATGTAGCTGGTTTGGCAAAGCCATTAGGAATTAGTTTAGAAGAAGTAGCAGCTGCTTTCGCAGCAACATCAGCAAAAGCTGGAAGTAGTGCGGAAGCAGGAACTGCTTTAAGAGGTGTATTTACTGGACTAATGAAGCCATCGGAGGAAATGAAAAAAGCTATGAAAGAAATGGGTTATGAGAACTCTCAGGCAGCGTTGAAGGCAATAGGATTAAAAGGAGTGCTTACAGAATTAGGAAAAGAATATGGAGGCAACGCAGAAGCAATAGGAGAGTTATTTCCAAACATCAGAGGAATAACTGGTGCTGTTGCCTTATTTGCCAATGAGGGAGAGGATTTAGCTGAAGCAATGAGTATGGTTGAAGATTCAACTGGAGAAACACAAAAGCAGATAGAAGCAGGGCGAGGATCTGCAGAAAACTTTGCAGATTCAATGAATAAATTAAAGAACGCTGGAATCAGATTATTTACTACCATAGAACCATACCTATCAAGGTTTATGGAGTTTTTATCAGGACTAGCAGACAAGTTTGGGAAGTTATCGCCAGAAGTAAAGAAGTTTATAGTAATATCAGCAGGAATAGTGGCTGCCGCAGGTCCATTGCTCATAGTAGGAAGTGCTTTGATAAAAACCATTGGATTAATAGGGCTTGCATTAAAAGGATTAAAGATAGCGATTGCCTTATTTTCTGCTCACCCGATTATATTAGCGATAATGGCAGTCATTGCAGTCGGTATATTGCTTTGGAAAAATTGGGACAAGGTTAAGAAAGTTTTAAGAACTATATGGGAAGCGATAAGCAAAACTGCCAAAGCGATATTCGGAGGAATTATTGACTTCCTGAAGATCTGGGGTGAAGCTGTGAGAGTAGTATTTACAGCAATAGGAAACTTCCTAAAGGGAGTTTTAATTGTTTGGAAAGAGATTTTAAGACCGATATGGCAACCGATTATAGAAGCCAGTGCAAGATTAATTAATTTTCTTGCAAATTGGTTTTCATTAGTCAGCAGTTTTATCTATCAAGGTTGGACTGCTGTCAGCAATACATTAAAAGCGGTTTGGAATACGATCTATAATGCTTTCGTATCGTTTATGAATCCGTTGAAAAGTGCTTGGGGAAAAGCGTGGGACTGGATAGTGAATAAAATCAAATGGGTATTGACCCAGATAAGAAACATAGCGAGTAAAATTAGAAATGTGATTTCTCCTGTAATAAATCTTATACAAAGTGTTATTGAAAAAGTGTCAGGATTAGGAAGGAAAGTAGGAGAGGGCATATCGGGAATCGGCTCGGGAATTAGTAATGTAATTGGAAAGATAACGGGAATCGGGGCTGGCACGGAAACATTTACAGGATTTCAACACGGAGGAATAGCAAGATCACCTATGCTGGCAAAAGTAGCAGAAACAGAGCCAGAGGCGATTATACCTTTAAGTAAATTAGGAATGATAGGAGGAATAATTAACATCTATGTTCAGGGAGGAAACTATTTAGACAGAGAAGCAGGCGAAAAGTTTGCCGAAGAATTAGGAAAAACATTAAGAAGACAATTAAGATATCAAATGGGATACTAATATGGCTATCGTATTTAAAATTGACAACGTAGATAAGAGTAGCTTGATTAACTTTGACTCTTTAGAGGTTCAAAACAATCTGTATTCTAAAGCAGACGCTTGTTATTTTACCTATGAAAAGTTTGGAAGCAGAACCTATGTTCCTGTCGGTGGAGAGGAAATAGGGGTTTGGGATGGTGCTACCAAGATTTTCGGAGGCAAGATAACAAATGTGAAAGCGAGAATAAAAGGCAAGGTTCTAATATACGATGTTGAGTGTAAGGACTGGGTAGATCAGTTAGACGGAGAATTGGTTTCAGAAACTTATGAGAATAAAACTGTAAATCAAATAGTAACAGACCTTCAAAGTAAATACGCAACGACTTTTGATATTAGTAATGTGAACTGCACCACAAACATTGAGGCAATCTACTTTAGTATGAAGCCGATGTCAAAATGCCTTGACGAATTAGCAGAAATAGCTGGCTATCACTGGTATGTTGACCCCGAAAAAAAGATATACTTCTTCAGCGAGGGCAGTATAACATCTCCTTTTGATATTACAGATACAAACGGAAAGTGCCTTACGCAATCATTAGAAATTGAGGAGGACTACGAGCAAATAAAAAACCGAGTTAATATAACGGGAGGTAGTATTGCAAATGTTCAAGTTAACGATGCTGCCTCTATAGCAGCTTACGGAGAACACGAGGTAATAATTAGAGATAATTCCTTGACTTTAACTTCAGAGGCTACCCAGAAAGCTAATGCTGTTTTAGCTTCTTATAAAGACCCGATTAAAAAAGGTAGATTTAAAACTTATGACGCAGGACTTGTTTCGGGACAAAAGATAAATATCAATTCTACCCTTCGGGGAGTAAACCAAGATTTTATAATACAATCAGTTAGATTTAGAGCAAGAACTCCAACCGATTTCAATTACGAAGTAAAAGTGATGACTCAGCAGGGACAAGATATCATTGACTTATTTGAGCAAGAGATAATGAAACTTCCTCCTGTGACAGAAGATAGTTTTGGAAACAGGGATTTCACTTGCGATATAAAGTTCACAATCGTTAATTACCACAAGATTGAATGGGAAGCGGGACACATAATAATGAGTAGCGGAGAAACTTACAACATTTCTGCAGGCAATAGGGAGTTTACAAACACGGAGATAATCTATTTTAAGCCAAGCGTTTCAACAACTGAGCTACAACATTCAGAAACCTTTGGAGATGGAGTAGGGGAAGATGTAATAGGTCTTGGATATGCTGTGCCGAACCCGAATACATCAAAAGGGGCTCAGTTCTTACCGAAGGGTTTTATGGGAGGCGTGAGGTTTTGGGGAGGAGAAAATATTGTAGCTAGAACTATAATAGCAGACCAGATCGGATTACAGTCATTGACTTCTGACTTAGTGACGACAGGAGAGTTTATCACCTTATCAGCACAGATTAAAAATGCCATCATAACCGATGCTAAAATAACTGATTTATCAGTTGAAAAATTAATATCAGGAACTATTACATCAAAGACGATTGTTCTGGCAATAACTCCAGGTGGAGGGGATAGTTTTATAGCAGCAGGCAAGACAGATTTTGGGCAGGATTCTACGGTGGGATTTATATTAGGCATAGACGATTCAGATTCAGATAAAGTAAAGTTTGAATTGACTGGTGGAAAAATACAAACGTCAGGTTCAGGACAAAGAGCAGTTTTAAGTAGTTCCGACAACACTCTGAGATTCTATAATTCAACAGGGCAAGTTATAGGAATGGGAACGGAAGTAGCAAACGCTATTGATATAGATTTAAATATTACGACCACAAACGGAATAAGGATAGATAGTGCTGTGAGTGGAGAAGGATTTAGGTATTTTAATAGTGGAGATTTGAATAATACTGCTCTTAGTATTAATATGCCTTCAAGTTTTTCAAGTGCATTAGATAATAACTGGCCTGCTATTGATGTTAAATATGGAGGAAAAGACTATATTCTAATGGGAGAAGCATTAGGAGATTACGCAGGAGGAATATACTTATTAAGAGATATAGGGACTTCAACTAAAGATCTAATACGGCTTTATGATGATACTATTACCGACTATGGAAGAATGATACGAGTTGAAAAAGCATATACAGGTAATCTTAGCGGTCCGATAGTCAGTTTTACAAACCTTTCTTATGGAGAAGTGTTAAGAGTTGAAAGCGATAATGTGAATGCTGACCACCCGACATTAAAAATAATAAATGGTGCATTCGGTAGTTCAAGTCCAGCTTTATTAATAGATAAAAACAATTCTGGCTATGCGATGGAAATAGATCAAAACGCAAACAATGGTTTGAATACAGTCGGGATGTATATAAGTATAGTTAATGACGGAGGAGGATCAGAGTATGCCTTTGCCTTTCAGGGTTCAGAATACGATGGAACAAAGACAAGCGTTAGTGGACTCACGGGAGTTATAAAAATACTAACATCAGACGGGGCTTGCTTTATTCCAGTATATAATACAGCAACATAATAAGAGAATTAAAGGTCGGCAAAATTAAAACAATTAACTGGATTATGTTTTACAAAAAATTGAATCAAGAGGATTTTGAAGAATTGAAGAAAAGAACAGAACTGATCAATTCCTATAAATTGGTGGCTAATGCTTTAGAAGTTCAAATGAGAGTTCATCTCAACGGAATACTGCCAAAATATCATTGTGATTTAAACAAGAATTACACAATAGATAATAAGACAGGTAGGATTAAAGAGATAAAGACTCCTCCACCCCAGCAACCACCCCGACAACTTACACCCCAATTAACAGGAAAGTAATTATGTAAAGACAGTCTCCTTGCTGCCGAGCTCACCTTAGGGGCATAAGGTTAGTAAGGAGGCTGTCTCCTGCAGGAAAATAGACGACCAATTAGCCGCAAAGTCAAAAAAAACCTCTTCAGGACAATTTCAGAGCGTAAAATAAATCAGAAGAATATATGAATCTATATGATTTAGCACAATTCGGAGTAGCGATCTTCTCAGTGGGCTGCCTTGCTTATGTAATTACCTATGTGGTAAATAAGTTTTTGAGCTTTCAAAAAAGGCAGGAAGATAACTTTAATGAGATAATCAAGAATCATTTGAATCACGATATGGAGGCAAAGAATAAATTAGAGCAATCAAATATCGGGTTGACAAAAGTAATTGAGCAATTAACAAGGTTCTTAGAAAAGAACAATAGATAAAAGGTCAAATCAAAAATAATAGATATTATGTTTATTTGGAAGAAACTTACAAAATACTGGTATTCAGACCAAAGACCAGAACATAAATATCATACTGACTTTTCTTTAAAAGAAGGAGAAAGTATCAAGGAAAATTACCCAGAGTTAGAGAAGGTATTTGAAGTCAAAACTCCTAAACTTCCCGAAGGTAAAGTATGGAAGTTCCATTTTGAAATGGCTGTTGAGGAAGAAGATGAATAAAAATCCCTGATTACCGTCAGGGATAGAACGAAGGATTACTCCTAGAAATCAAAGTTGCAACTATTATCAAGTTATAACAAGAATACAATACTTTGTCAAGTGCAAAAGGTCATTTAACCAATTTAACCAAGAATATGCTTAAATTAAAACCAGAAAAAATAAAATATCTTATTGTTCACCACACAGCAACAAGCCGAGACCGAACTACTTTTGAATCAGTTAAGAGATACCACACTAAGACAAGAGGCTGGGGAGATATTGGATATCATTGGTTTATTACAGGAGACGGAATGCTTTGGAAAGGTAGAGATGAGAAATGGGTAGGGGCTCAGTGTAATAGACCAAAAGGCAATTCAATGAACTTCAGATCGCTTGGTATTTGTCTCACAGGCAACTTTGAGACGGAAATACCCAATAAGATACAAATATCAACACTGGAGGGTATTCTAGACGATCTGAGAGCCAAATATAACATACCCAGAGAGAATGTTCTCGGACATAAAGAGGTTGAAGGAACTTCTACTCTTTGTCCAGGTAAAAACTTTCTGCCTTATATAAAAACATATCGCAGAAGGACAGAAAAACCAGAGCCAGAAAAAGAAAATCAAAAGGTCGCAGCTCTGGACGAGATAGTAGAAATCTTAAAAAAACGCAAAATAATATAATGACATCAGAACTTACTAAGACATCATTATTGGTTATAGCTACAATTTTTACAGGAGTTGGGGCAGCAACACTCTCAACGAATATAGTCAACGGAAGTATTTTACTTTTAATAGCAGTCGGGATATTAGTATTAAGAGGTTGGCTTAAACAGAAAGGGATAGAGATTAGAAAAGATTAGCATAGTATAAATATGACCACCCACTCTGCTGACGAGCAAGGTGGGTTTTTATTTTATACCGAAAAACCCTTGACAACACTTTACGAAAGAGGGATAATTAAATAAAGGTTGAAAAGGAAAATAAAACTAAGGAAAGGTATGGGAATGTCAATATACCAAGCAACTAAGAAACTAAGCGAATATAAGAGGGTCAGAACTCTTTATCAGCAAGGTTTAACTACCAGAGATATTGCCAAGCTATTTGGAAAGAGCAGGCAGTGGGTTTGGTTTTGTATTAAGGGTAAAGGGATCAAGGGAATAGAGAAATTAAAACTACCTGATTTAACATCTAAAGGTAAAATATAGTTTTCCACTTGACAACATTTTACAATAAGAAGATAATAAAGATAGGAGAGTTTAAAGTGGATAACTTTTAAAGGGTCGGCTCTCTAAAAATTAAAAGAGACAATTAAAATGAAAACAACAATATACACAATAGCTAAGGGAAAAGGCGAAAGAGCAAAACAAGCAAGAGAGATCATTCGCCTTAACAAAGAAGCAGATAGAGAAATAGATAAGGATTTTTTAAGTCGTCCAACAAATAAAAAGGGACAGAGTATAGCAACGAAGCTATACAAGATCTAAAAGGTCGTAACCAAAAAAAACAAAATAGTATGTCTATATATCATTACCGCATAGGAAAAAATAAAGTTCTTTCATACAATACGATTGGGATATTCAGATGTCCAGAAGCAATTAAGGAATTGAAAGAAGATGAAAAAAATAATGATAGCAAGGGGAGATTTACAATAGAAGGTTATTCAGCAACTCATTCGGAAATGGCGACACAAGGAGATACAAGAAGGGAAGTAATTAGAAGTGAAGATAAGGAAACACCAGAAGGAAGAGTGCATATAACAGAAGCTCTATACAGAAAAGTCAAAAAAGGAAACGAGCCATTTTGCAAATGTGGCAAGAGATTTGTCTGGCAAGGATATCCAGTATGGTATAAATATGTATATCCAAATGCGAAGATAGTAGCAGGATTGTTTAGAGACGGAAGGAGAGATAAAACTTATTGGACAAAATACTTCAAGACAAGAAAAGCGAGAGATAAGTTTATAATTAGATTTCTGGCAAAACATCAGATTCTATGCAAATTGTGAATTGCCATATAAGAAAAAAGAAATCAAGACAGAAGCAAATTATAAAGTGAATGAGATTACCATTGAAAGTAAAAGATGGAAATATCCGTTGAGATTATATTTTGAGATGAATAATGAATGCTATCGCATAGTAGGTTTTTAAAGGTCTTAAAATAAAAATAGATCAAAGAGTATGAACAAATACAAAAGAACTTGGAAACAAATCCAAAGAGATAAAAAAGCCAAAGAAAGAGCAGAGATATTAGAAGACATAAAACAAATTATAATTCTGATATCAATAATTGCTGGAGCATTACTGCTAACAATTTGGCTGTCTTAAAAAGGTCGCAACCAATTTAAGTATAATTATTATGAAAATAGATTATTCAAAAGTAAACATTCAAGATCTGTTATGTTCTTGTATACACGCACAAACTGAACATCTAGATTGTTCTAAATATGGCGAAGAATATGAGATCGGATTTGAGCTAACCGAAGAAGAAATAGAAAATGAGGATTTTTGTCCAATGATGAATTATTGTTATCCTTTAGAAGATGAGTTTAAACAACCCGAAAATATAAAAGATATTTTAAACGAAGCTGGAGCAATAACTCTAATTAGAAAGACAGATAACGATAGATACTATCTGGCTTTGAGTGGTGGTGGAATGGATTTAAGTTGGGATATTTGTCGGGCTTATATGTTATTAGGGTATCTTCCTCCTATCAGATTCTGTGAATTGCCAAAGTTTTCTGGAATGAACTTTAAGGATATAAGAAATAGAAAAGTAATTGATGCTTGCAAAAAGACCGCAGAGCTTGCTGAAGGAGAAGGAATTGCATTAGGTAAACGATTATCAGAACTCTAAAAAGACACTTGACAAGATTTTATCTACGAGGGATAATTAAGTAAAGGTCTAACTAAAAAATCATATCTAAGAATATGACTAATCAAAAACAAAAAAAGACAACAGGAGAAATGGCAATGATAAAGGAAGGCGTAGAAAGGTTAAGAGAAATAGAAAGGATAGCATTAGAGGAAACCGAAAAAGCAGAGGAAGAATTAATAGAGGAGGAAAGACAAGAGGAGTTATTAAGGAGAGAAAAATTAAGGTTAAGTAGTATTTAAGGTCAGAAAATAATGGTTGCAGACAGGGAGGTTGTAGGGTTTAACGAGCAAGTTTGGGCAACCATTCTTGTTCCTACAACCTCGCTGCCTTGACAAAAATTATGGAAAACAAAAAAAAGAAAAAGGAAACAAAAGATTTCGTGAAATACAATAAAGGGTTAACTTTAATCCCAACACCATTTAAGACGCAACAGCTTCTCCAGATGGCTCAGAGGACTCCTGAGAGCCATATTTATAGTCGTCCTGCAAAAGGTGGTGGTAATTGGGATTATGTTACAGGAGTATATGTAAAAAAGGTTCTTAATTATGTCTTTGGCTATATGTGGGACTTTCAGATCATAGACAAAGGAAGGGAAGGTAATCTGGTTTGGGTTCAAGGAAGGTTGACTATCAAAAACAAATCGGGAAAGCCGATGATTATTAAAGAGCAGTTTGGAAGGGCAGATATAAAGTTTAAAAGAAATAGCAAAGAGATATTAGATTATGGGAACGATCTAAAAGCAGCTTCAACAGATGCATTAAAGAAATGTGCCTCTGAACTTGGGATAGCTTCAGACATTTACGGAAAGAATGAGTTCAAAGATATTCAGAAAGTAGATAAAGGATTTAAACCTCCGAAAGAAGATGTGGTTGAAGAAGGGAAAGTCAAGGAAGCAAAAGAAAAAGTGCAAGAAAGGGTTGAGGAGATAAAGAAAATGCTAAAAGGAAAAACAGATCAAGAAAAGATTCAGGACTTGCATAAAAGAACGGGAATTAAATTAAACGATTTTAATATCAGCAATACTCACGCAACAGTGCTAATTGCTTCGCTATTAAATCTTGAAGTAAAATAATATGTTAAAAGAAATAAAACTTTACAAAGGAAAAGAGACAATAAGGTTTGACGAAAATAGACATATCTTTTACGACAAAGAGGGGAATGTTCTCTTGTCTGTAACATCAGCAACAGGAATTATAGACAAGTCAGGTGCATTAATGGGCTGGGTAGCAAAAATGATGGGCTTATATCTATATCAGAATTATATAGTTAAGGCAAAACCGATTACCTTGGAAGTTATTGAGGAGGCAAAGAAAGAATACAGGAGGATTAAAGCAGAAGCAGCAGACATCGGAACGGAGATACACGAATGGGTAAGCGATTGGATACTTGGAAAGAGACCAGAGATACCCGATAATGAAAGGGTAGTTAATGGGATCAATGCTTTCTTAAAGTTTCAGAAGGAACATAACCTTAAATGGCTTGAAAGCGAGAGATACATTTACAGCAAGAAACATAAATACGCAGGGATTTTAGATGCGATAGCCAGAGAGGGAAAGGACTTGGCATTGGTAGATTTTAAGAGTAGTAATGCGATATACGATGAGATGAGATTCCAAGTAGCAGGATATCAAATAGCTTGGGAGGAAGAAACGGGCAAAGAGATAGA